TGCCACCGTTGTGACGAACCGTTCCCGATTTGTCGTGCTTGGAATCGGTTTCAATGGCTTTGTCCCCGGCATCAGATTCTTCTTTTGCGTCCTCTTTTGCTTTGTCAGATTCTTCGGCATCTTTGCCTTCTTCTTCGCACTTCTTTTCATCGTGTGGCTTTCCGCAAGTGGGGCATTTTTCATTGGGTGCAACTCCATCTTTCTTTTCGTCATCTGGAGTGTCCTTCAATTCTGGGTCGGTGTCTGGGTCATAGTCTGGATCATCAGGGTCAGAAGGGTCACGCTTGAGAACCGCAGAAGCGATTCCAGACAATGCACGGCCTGATGCCATTTTGTTGATTCCGTATTCGTCTTTTTCGTGTTCTTCCCCACCAACCAATTCGGAGACTTCTTGACGCTCATCGTTTTCTTCATCCGCTTCCATTTGTGCGGCAACTTGTTTGTTCAACGATTCCATCAATTCATCGAAACCATTGATGAGGCCTGTGACCAATCCTGCTTCTGCACCACGCTTGCCGGAGAAACATTGACCTTCCATTGAGGAATCTTCCACGAATGAACGAACCGCTTTCACCGCTTCTTTGAAATCGTTGTGAATGTCGATGACTTCATCTTGCAACATCTTGCGTTGGTTTTCGTCAAGCGATGTTCCTTGAATTCCAGCACCTTTGAAAATGCCAGACTTAATGACTTCCGCTTTGACACCTTCCATCTCAAACATTTTGGATATATCGTTAAAACAGATATACACACCCACGCTTCCCACGGTGGCCGAACCTGTTGCATAAAATTCTGATGCCTGACTCCCAATCCAATAGGCGGCCGAACACGCTTCATTGCTGGTGAATGAAATCACTTTCTTGGAAGAATTCTTGATTCGGTTTGCTAATTCAGGAACACCAACCGATGTGCCACCGGGTGAATCAATGTCGAGAATGATGGTGGTGATTGACGGATCACGCTCACAATCTTCCAGCATTTCTTCAATGTCCTGAATGTCGCAACATCCACAAAGAGATTCCATTTCACTTATATTTTTTGAGATGACTCCGTGAACAGGCACGATTGCATAAGGTGGAAATTTTTCGAGCGTTGCTTTAGCACCAAAGATTGCTTCCAGCATTTCGCCCATATCGCTCATCTTTGCACCCATCGGGATTTCAAGCGATGAGGCACGTTCGAGATATGATTCTGCTTGTGATGGCTGAATCAAAATCGGTTTGTTGGATTTGATGTCTTTAAGTAAGTTTCTCATTTTGTTAAATTGTTTTGATTAAGGGTTGTCGAGTGGTGTGAATCCATTGTCTGCCGGCATTGCTCCGTCTCCGTAAGCGGTGGCGGTTTGGTCAATGTCTGCGGATGGAGTGTTGGTTGGTTTGTAAAGCATCGACACAGGAACATTAAATTCTTTTGCGGTGTCGATTAAGAGACGAGCATCAGCCGCCCTGCGTCTGACTTCCTCAACCGGGTTCATCCCAAGTTCAGCGAAATGGTCAGAGAGCGTCTTGAGGCCCATCTCAATGTCACGTTGATTTGCTGACGATTCACGGCCAGCGTCAACGGTGACTCTGCGTGGTGTCACCCAATTCACACGATTCCAATCGTCTGTCTTTGGTGCTGGAATGTCTCCGTTGGCGATTGCTGATCCAATAATGTAATTATACACAGGTGTCAGGAAGCGAGTCATAAACATGTGTTGTCTCGCACCGAAACAACGCTCCGCTTTGGACACGACAAGACGCACGGCCGCACCGCCTGCTTTGGTCGGGTCGCTTGAAAATTCAAATGGTAGAAATCCAGATGCGGAATCCCGATTTAGATGTTCTATAAATCCGTTAAAACTGTCGTTGGGTCTTTGACTCTGGAAACTTTCCAACTTCTCACCGGGGGCGAGTGAGAGAATCTTTCCACCAATAAATGAACCAACCGTTTCTGGGTTGTCATAAACTTGATTAGGATAATCCTGCGGACGCATTCCAAATGCTTCAAAGTCTGCGGTGCTTCCGTCAAACTGTGGATTCTCTCTGCTGATTGTGCGTGTGATGTCTGACGCAGTTTTGACCGCCAACTTTTCCATTGAAAGAATCTCTAATATGTCGATTAAATTATTAATCGAATGCTGAAGTGGAGAGTAAGCCCTTGCACCTGAAACTTGTTCTGGTTGATAAACGTGACAAATTGAATTTGATGGGATGAGTCGTGTCGTTCCGTCTGACTTGATAACGTTATACCCAACCACCGCCCCAAACTTATTGAACATAATGCCGTCCCACATTCCGTCAGGAACACCAGAAGCGTTTGCGGATGTTCCGACACGGTGCGACTCAATCATTTGAATGAGTGGTGATCCGCTTGAGGAATAAGTTTTCAACACGAAAATCTCACCATCGACATCCACCTTGCGACAGGCAATTTGCTGACACTCCCAGAAGTTGTATCGACCAGAAATCTCGCAAGGTTTGTTTGCCCAATTCAAAAAGTATTCATAGGCAATCTTGTCCCATTCGTGGTCACCCGATGCTGGCTGGTGACGGATTCCGTCTGCGATGCTATAAAGAACGTTATCGCTGATGAGTTGACGAATCAGACCAGAGTTCACCGACAACCAACGCATCTTGCGTGTTAATTCCTGACGGTCAAACGTAGTCATCGTTCGCTTTGCGTCTGCTGGCCACGGAGTATTTATCCACGAACGCTTGTTGGAATACTTCGCACCTTCAAACTGCGAGAAGATACCAGAACCGCCACCACCAACATCCGAGCGTGCCTTCAAGCCTTTTCGCTTTGCGAACGCTTTGACATCATTGACGGCCTGACGAACGGCCTTTTTCAGATTTGGTTTCTTTGGCATAAATTACAACCCACGGAAATTCCACAAACCATTATAAACACGAACACGGTCAATCGAACCGTAGATTTCGGGTGCTTTGAGTTGGAGAGCATAGCGTGCCTCAATCAAAACGGTTTGGATGTCCATCGGAAATTGTTTGTTCACGGATGTTCCGGAGTCGGAATAAGACATCATTGTTTTTCCCTCCAACAATAATGATGCCGCTTTGTCCGCAATCGCTTCAATACGTTGCTGGGAAAGAATGAGGAAACATCCTGTTGCTTGTGCCATAACGCTACGCAGGAGTCAAAAACACATAGGCAGGACGCAACACCCTTGCGGATGAAGCGTTGCCATCTCCCCCAACCCATAGCCCGAATCAAAAAGAGACGCAAATCAAGTGTGACCAAGTGAGTCATCGTGTCAAGAGTCTGTCGGAGTTTCTTCCTCCGTTGCTGGTGGTTCTGGTTCGTTCGTCAGGTGTTCCACCCTTCCGGTAAGTTTCCACGCTAGTGCTGGAAGCGTCAAAATGACTTCGCAGTCAAAGAAGTGATTTGCACGATCCGCAATTTGTTCCCAGAGTGGTTTGCCACCAGCAGAAATTACCCTTCGTTCCGCAGTCATCTGGGCAACATATTCGGCAGGGGAATCATCTGCTTTGGTGTTTCGACCCTTACGAATCAAAAGCGACAGGGTATCTTTCAATCGCAAGTTTGAGAAATAGAAACGCTTTGTCCGTTTGCTCCCAACCGATTCAATCACCGGGGACGAGTAAGGCCGCAACTCTGTTTTCATTCCCATCGGTGTGCGTATCTTCCACGGAAATTCGTTTCGCTGATCACCACGAGTCGCACACCAGCCATTTGTAGCACAGGCCATCAACACGACATCAACTTCATTTCCAGAATCCACAAAGACATTCGCTGGGTGAACCCCTGCCTTTTTGTGAATGTCCACCAATTCGTTCCAAGAAAAACAGAAACCGCAACTGTGCATCCGTGAGCGACCATCTCCAGAGAACATTCTGATGACCCAATAGAAAGAATTTTTCTGCACGTCCACACCCATAAAACGCAATGAAACAAAGTCTGGTGCATTCCGCATTTCTTCCGTGAGTAAATTGAACGGTGTTGGTCTGCCTTTCACAAAACCACCTTCCTCATTCCACGCTTCACCCATTTTGTAGTTTCCAATGTGTGCTTCAATCTTCACTTCGTCCGCTTGCTCCCGGTAAGTCTGGGCAAGTCGCTTTTGAATAAATTCTCTGCGTGAAGTATCAGAACCATCCTCAAAATTTCTCTTGGCTTCGATACACTCCACGGCCAAATCCCCCCACGTCAGACCCCATTGCATTGCGAGTGCATTCCAATGATAACCCCTGCGAGACTTGGGTGCGTTCGGATTTGTGACAACATAAGCACCTGTTGCGTTCAATTCGGTGCGAACACGATTTGAGTCTTTGAAACTATGCTTGCAACATTTGCATTGATAGGTTGTTCCGTTTCGCACGGCATCCAAATCCCAATCTCCGTTAGGCCGCTTTGCTTCTTGTGGGTATTTAATCTGCTCCCATTCCCACGGTTGCCGATTCTTGCATTCAGGACATTCAAACGTCCACACACGCTGATCTGTAGTTTTCCACCACGATGACCAATCGTCTCCCTCTACACCACCTTGCGACACAAGCACAACTTTGGATTGCCAACGGAACGCAGTCGTTCGTGCCAACGCTTCTTTCAGCGAACCTACACCCCATTGCCAGACTTCATCTCCGAGAATATAGCGAATGGAGCGTCTTTGCAAATTGCGTTCGTTGTTTGCACCAAGCACCCAACAAGTGTTTCCACGGAATTGAATTGCACCTTTTTTTGGAACACCTTCTGGCGGTAAAAGATTTTTAACAATAGCAACACTCTGCCAGAGAATTGAAAGTCGAGTGGCCAACCAATCATCTGCGTTTCGGTCTATATCATTTAGGAGGAGCGTAGGGCCGGGAGCAAGTGCTGGGATGATAAGCGATGCACCCTCAATCAACCACGACTTCCCTGACTGAACATTTGCCAACGCTCCAATCTCTTGAACTTCTGGGTCGGTCAACGCTCGCAATGGTTCTGCCAACCACGGTGAGTTGCTTATCTTGAACGAACCAGATTGTGGCGAATAGGGGATTGACCGAACGTTCCATTCCAAGAAATCCACCGGGTCACGGTGCGGATCAGGGGCAAGGACATCACGCAACTTCTGGGTAAAGTCATCCGACATCTTCTTCACTTCCTCCAAAGTCAGACAAGTCAGGTGGCTGGGCAGACGCTGGCGAACCAATCACATCCTCATCAGCGACACTTGCCGAGCGTGACCATTTCGCCAAAAGTTTGTTCACACGTTCATCAACCGCTTTCAATGCCGTTGCTGGGTTCTCTGGGTTGGCAGTTGTAGCCACATCCATTCCAAGCGACAACAAATCCGCTTTCACTTCTGACAAAACTTTCTGAAACTTTTCGAGTGCGTGGGAAGTTTTAATCAATTCCTTTGCTTCCAATCTTCTTGCAAGTGCTTCACGCTCCACGGCCACCAGAGTTTTCAAAATGTTCTGATATGTGATGTAGAGTTTGTTCTCCTGCGGATCGCTGGAGTCTCTTGCAATCATATATCTTTGCCGTGCCGCTTCCTTCAACTCCCGGTGACGCTCCACCGTCTGTTCAAAATCATCATCAGGATTGATGCGTGATGAATCAACTTGGATGGAGGTTCGCTGGGCAACACCACCACGCTGACCACGCAACAATCGTGCATTTCGCCAAGTCTCTGCCGCCTCAATAGATTCAAGGGGCATTCCTTCTTTGATGAGTGCAGATGCACGACTGACAGAAAAACCGAAATGTTCTGCAATTTGTTTCTGCGTCAACGACATAGACTATTTTCGATTTCCTTTTTTCGATTTCGGTTTGGAAACTTTTGTCCCTTTTGAAAAAGTGAGTGTTTTTGCGTCATTTTTCCGAGGTCGCGACCACACCGCACTTTTTGACACATTTTTAAAAGATTCCTTGTGGGGTTGTTGTGTATCCATTTTTTCCTTACGCAGTAGTGATGCGATGAACATCGTGTTGCACGCACCGGATGGTCGCATAAAGTGTGACGGATCTAAACCCAATCGTCTTAACAACTTTCGACAACGCAACGACACGGCCGCCTTGCTAATGTTGTGACGCTTCGCAAGCACGGTCATCATCGGGGGCTTACCCTCCCCCACCACAATGCGGATGATGTCAGCGTGCAGTCTCATCTCGACATCACTCGAACCATCCAACGCTTCCAACAAGAAGTGAAGTGTCGCACGCAACCTGATGCTCGCCAACTCAAGGTGCTTCAATCGTGAGTCAGCACCAGCAACATCAAACGACTCACGCTCCATCACATCATCAACCGTTGACCGGACGTGGCCACCGATGAACGAACCATCACGTGCCTGACCATACAACTCCTGATTGAAAGACTTTTCTTCGTTCGCTTGGAAATCAAAGTGACCATCGTTGACACGCTCCCGGCTTAACTCTGCCGACATCGGTTCATCAGCACGGAACGCACCCGACTCAATCAACGAACGCTTTTCTTCTGGTCGGAGTGATTTCCACCAACGCTTGTATTCTCTCGAAAGGTCAGATGCCGAATCAGTCACACCAACAACCTACCATCACTTGTTCACACCATCAACACTTGTGGCTACAACCACCGTCCAGACATTCTTGGCCGCATCGAACCGTGTCATCTTCCATCTCCAGATTCGCAACCTGACTGCGGATGGTTTCTTGTTCAGGTTCAACGCTAACAATTTAATTCTGTCATCGTATTCTTTGGGAGTCATTTCCGCTTTCCAATTCTCCATCCACTTGCCAATCGTCTTTCTTTCCCAAGCCCTGCATCGTGATGCAATCAATGTTCCCTTTGCACGATCCTTCTCGGCAACGTCAGGTTCTTCTCTCCAACGTTTCTTCCACCGGGCAAGTGTCTTAATTCTTTGGAGACGATTCCTATTCATTCTCATTTGATTGTATCTCTAAATGGATAGATACAGGGACGCACCAAGCGTCCTGCCTGTATCGTGCTGACAGAAACCTGTATCCCAAGAACACGACACCACCACAGGTGGAGTGTTCTATCCTCCGTAGGAGGATTATGGATTGAAATACCCCCGACAGGTGCAATCCTATTGGTTAAATCAAAGTGGGTCATTATAGCGGTATTGGTGTATTGATACCCTTTTGAAATCAAATCGCCTTTACGACCCCTTTTTGAGCGATTGAGAGGGTGTCTGTGAGCCGACTTCGGATGGGTCTGCGTATTCCCAGCGTATGCAACCCTTCTGGCGAGCGTGGCGAATGAGGATTTCCCCAGCAAAATCTCCGTTCAAATCCTTCATCCCGGTGCGACCCCTACGCTTGGTGAATCCAAACTTGAACACAGGTTCTTCCCCTGACTGACGAACCAGCACACCGACTTCTCGAAAATAGTTTGTGAATTCGGCCGCCCCACTTCCTGCGTAGGCCATATCTGCAACCGTCTGGCCTTCCTTGTCCTTTGCGGATCGTGGCTTGGTGGTGTGGTGCATCGCAATCAACACGCAACCTGTCTCCGCAAGCACACCGTCCAAATCGACACGGCAAAACTTTGACGCTTCCTGTTGGTTGGCCACGTCAATGCCGGAGAACGCAAGCAAAGGGTCAACGAACACCAAATCTGCCCGGTGCGTGGAAATGAGATTGCGGAGCGTGGCGATGAAGTCTGCACCGAACGAAACGGTGTCACGGAAGATTGCCAAGTTGTCCTCCAGCAAACGTTGTTCAGGTGGGTGAAGCATCAGACCATTGAACACATCGGAGAAGGCCTCCCCGGTGTCTCCGAAATCGTTTTCCTTTTGCAAAATGGCGATGCGTAGTGGGTGCTTTGGTTTGATGCCAAAGAAATCTTTTCCGACTGACCACCGGATTGCCGCCTGCATACACAAAGAAGATTTACCGACTCCCGATTGCGACACCCAGAGTGCCGAACCGCCTTTGCATAGCCAGCGATTGCCAAGCACGGAGTTTGGATCGTTCTGTCTATCGAATGCCAGCAAATCCTCTTTCTTGAATTCAACCAACGAACCTTTCTTTTCTTCACGGCCCTGAATTGCTTTGATGCTCCCTTCGTAATAGGCAAGAATTCTGTCTGGGTCGTTTGCTGGGTCGTTTGCCAACTCTGCCGTCTTTCGTGCGATGTTGGAAATGGTGCGGAGGATTGAATAACGCTTGATGGAATCACCCCACGCAGAATTGTATGCGGAGAAACCTGTTTCCGTGGTGAGTGACGAAACGTAGAAAGTATCGACTGCGGATTTGTTTTCCCGGAGACGGACGGTGACGGTCAATTCATCGGCAGAGATTCCTTCGTCCGCAAGTTGCAGGATTGTGGCCGCAATCTCTTGGTGAGTCGGTTCAATGAAGTCCGATGGGATTAAACCTTTTGGAAGTGGAAGCGAATCTCGCAAGCACACTCCCAGCAGGAATCTTTCCGCTTCGGGCGAGGCGGTGTTGGTTTGGTTGGGCATTGGGTTG